TGCTTTAATGGCAAAGTTAGCAGATGTATTTAGACAAAACCAAAAAGTAGTAGATTTCTTTAATGTTGCTATGGAAAGTTTAAGTATAGCTTTTAATGACCTATTCAAATTCTTAGAAAATAATGTAGGGACAGTTGTAGGGTTCTTTAAATCAATATTTGATAATCCTGTTCAAAGTATAAAAGATTTTAGTACTGCTATTAAGGAAAATTTAATAGAAAGGTTTGATAGTTTATTAGAAACTTTTGGACATTTAGGAAAAGCACTAGGACATTTGTTTAAAGGAGAATTTGCTGAAGCGTGGGGTAGTGTAAAAGACGCAGGACGAGAAAGTATAGATATTTTTACAGGTGTAGATAATAGTGTAGATAAAATTACTGAAACTGTAACAAAAGCAGCAGGAGCAATTAAAGACTATGCAACAGAAACACTTAAAGGTGCACAGGCAGTAGTAGAATTAAGAAAGCAAAGCGAATTAGCAGCAGTTAAAGTTCAGGGACTTATAGAAGATTATGATAGACAAGCAGAAAAACTTAGACAAGTAAGAGATGATGAAAGCAAAACTTTTGAACAAAGAATAGCAGCTAATAAGGAGTTGGGCGAAGTATTAAAAGAGCAAGAAAGAGAAATGCTTAAATTAGTTGATATTCAGATTGCTTCAGCTCAAGCAGATGTAAATAAGAATAATAATCTTGAAAATCAAATAAAGCTACAAGAAGCATTAAATGAAAAGAAAGGAGTATTAGCACAAATAACAGGGTTTGAAAGTGAGCAGTTAACTAATAATATATCTTTACACAAAGAACAACAAGCAGTAGCAGAAGCAAATGCAGAAGCACAATTAGCAGCCTTTTCACAACTTGCAGGAGCTTTAAGTGCTTTAGCAGGAGATAATAAAGAATTAGCAGTAGCAGGAGCAATTATAGATACTTTTGCAGGAGCAAATAAAGCCTTTAAGGAAGGTGGGGTTGCAGGGTTTGTTACAGGAGCAGCTATTATTGCAGCAGGGCTTGCTAATGTTCAAAAGATAATGGAACAAGATGTAGGTAGTGGTAGTGGTGGATCAGTAGGAGCAACACCTCAAACCCCTGCACCTCAAATGATGCAGGGAGCGTTTACTTTAGGTGGTGGAATAGAACCTGAACCTGCTAGAGCTTATGTAGTGAGTGATGACATAACTAACAATCAAAACAAATTAGCCATTATTAGACGTAGGGCTACTATCTAAAATCAAATAAAACTTAACTTAATCTATTATATAATATGCCGTGTACTAAATGTAAAGAAGGAAAATATAAATGGGGTAAAACAGGAGAGTGTGAATATGCCACTAAAGAAGCCTGTGAGTCCGCAAATCATAAATACAAAATGCAACCAACACCACTAGGAAAGAAGTCGTATGAAGAATACGAAAAAGAATTAAAAGAATATAAAGAAATTAACCTAAGTAAAGTCGTAAGAGTTGAATTAGGAGTAAAGGAACTAGCAGGACTTGCAAAACAACTCAATAAAAACAATGAAGAAATAAGAAATTTCGGCAATAAAATGATGTCAGCAAGTAGTGTAGCAGATGCAAATGAAGGTGCTATAAAAAACGAAATAAAAGAAATAGAAAAAGGTGTAAAAGAACTAGGATTAAATATAGCAGACATACCTTCCTATAAGGAAGCAAAAACTGTATTAAATAAATACGATAAATTAAGAAAAGAATTTAATCTATAATATGAATAACACAAGAATAGTAGAATTAGTAATAGATGACGACTCACAAGAGTTAGCAATAGACGCAATAAGTCTTGTATCAGCTCCTGCTATTGAAGAAAATTGGGTATTCTTTGGGAAAGAGAAAAACAACTTGACTTTAGCTAAAGTAGATGAAGAAAAAAGAATGCTTGTAAGTCCTGCTCTTATTCCTAATAAGCAGATATTCCGTTATGATCCTAACACCGATTCAGACTACTATGTTTACTTCAGTTCTGAAACAGTACGTAAGGCTTCTGAATTATATTTAAAACATAACAACCACCACAAAGCTACATACGAACATCAAGACAGAGTATCAGGAATCTTAACAGTAGAATCTTGGATAATAGAAGATACTAAAACTGACAAATCTACTCTTTACGGATTCTCGCTTCCTAAAGGAACTTGGATGGTAAAAATGAAAATAGAAAATGATGAGCTTTGGAGTAAGATAAAAGCAGGTGAACTTAAAGGGCTTTCAATAGAAGGTTACTTTACTAATAAATTTGAGCAAATGCAAAAGAAAGAACCAACAACGGAAGAAGTTAAGACTGCACTAAAAGAATTGTTAAGTGTTCAGAAGGTTGATTTAAATGTTGCAGGGGATATTCAAAAGCAAATAGCAAATATAAAAACAGAAAGAAAGAATGTTGCTAATGCTACAAAGGTATATGAAAAAGCAGTATCTGATGCTTTAGACGCTAGAGAAGCAGGTGTTGATGTTTTTCAAAGAGCAATGGCAATAAGAGAAGATGCTATGGAAGGTGCTAAAGAATTAGGTATTAAACCTGAAGATATTGCAGGATATAAAACAATGGACGATGGGATAGATTTATTGTGGAAAGAATATCAAGACTTATTAAAAATGGTAGGATAATAAATAAATAATATGAAACCAACAACAGAACAAATACTAAGTGCTTTAAATAAGCTAGTAAAAGAAAACAAAACTGAACTAAAAGCAGAAAAGGTTGAGTTGGGGTTAGTAGATGATTTAAAAAGGTCTTTAAACTCTTTAGCAGCAGATTCGCAAATTATGTTAGAAAGTTATGATAAAACAAGAAAATTATTTTTTGATATTGAAGGTGCTGCAAAAAAAGCAAAAGGACAAATAGATACAAATCAACAAGTATTTAAAAGCAGTAATACAAAAATAGATTTAGCCGAAAAATTATTGTCAAAAATAGATACGGCAGTTAAAGAATTAGGACTTAATGTAAAAGACATTAAAGAATATGCAGAGGTAGAAAGAGGTGTAAAGTTAAATAAAGATGATATTAAAGATTTAATCACCTTCAATAAAAAATTACAAGGAGTAACCTAAAAATCAAATAAATAAATAACTATTCTATTATATAATACAAACTTACTATAAATAAAAATTACTATGGATTTAAAAGAAAAAATATTAGTTGCTTTAGGACTTGATACTGAAGTTCAGCTCGGTTGGCAGGGCAAGTCAGAAGATGGTACAATTTTTGTATCTACTGCTGAAGAATTAGAAGCAGGGGTGGACATATCTGTTTTAACTGAAGATGGCACTACAATTTTATTACCTATCGGAACTTACAAGACACAAGATGGTATTAGCTTCAGAGTTGAAGAAGAAGGAGTAGTTGCAGAATTAATAGAAAGTGAAACAGAAGAAAAAGAAGAAGCATCTGAAGAAGTAAAAGCAGCAGAAGATGATGAAAGTCCTGCTGAAAAAGCAGATTGGGCTGAAAGTTATGAGCATTTAAAGGATAGAGTAAACAACTTAGAAAATGCAATCCACGACATCAAAGAAAAATTAGGGGAAGGTGATTCAGAAGAAATGACTGAAGAAACTCCTGAAGCTAGATCAACAAATCCAAAGACTATAAAGACTACAGAAGTAAAAGAATTTACAGCAGAAGAAGAATTAGAAAATCTTAAAGCTGAGAATGAAAAACTTAAAACGGAATTAGCAGAAAGTCCTGCTGATGCACCGATTAATACAAATAAATTTAGTTCAGAAAGACCTGTACTAACTAAAAAACAATATAACAAGTTATCTAGGCAAGAAAGGTTCTTGCATAACTTAAATAAATAATAACTTAAAAAATAAAAAATTATGGCATTTAGTGTAACATCAAACTTCGCAGGAAAAGCCGCAGGATTCTATATTGCTGCTGCTTTAAAAGAAGCGAAATCATTAGACTACTTAACGCAAATAAATAATGTGCGTTATAAATCTAATATTCAGGCTATGGCAAACGCAAATATGGTAAGGAACGCTGAGTGCGACTTTACCGATTATGGAACTCTCACAATGACTGAGAAAGTTCTTGAAGTAAAGCCTTTACAAATCAATATTGACTTGTGTAAACAAAATTTAGTGTCGTCTTGGGAAAGTCTTGAGATGTCAGGAGCTTATGGCAATCCACCACCTTCTTTTGAAGATTATGTAATCTCTTATATGGGTGGAATTATTGCTGACCAAGTAGAAACTGATATATGGCAGGGGAATGACGGGAATGGAGAATTAGCAGCAGGGTTCTGTGCAGCAGTAGTTGGTTTATTATTGCCGGGTGTTGATGGTACTGTAATTCAATCATCAGCAACAGGAGCTTATACAGCAGCTAATATTATAGCAAACTTACAAACTTTAACATCAGATATGGCAGGGAATGTACCTGCAATCTTAGGAAAAGAAGATTTATATATTTATATGAACAATAAGACTTATGCGTTCTATGTATCAGCAGTATCTACTTTAGGGTATGTTAATGCTTACAATATGAATGGCGATTACGAGCCTGTATTTGAAGGTTACAAAATTGCTGTTTGTCCGGGTCTTAACGACAACGAATTAGTAGCAGCTCAAAAATCTAATTTATATTGGGGAACGGATCTTGTGTCGGATTTTGGAACAACAGGAACAGGACCTAGAATCACTATAATGGATATGTCAGCTTTAGACGGATCAGATAATTTGAGATGTGTAGCTAGATATTCAGGTTCAGTTCAGACAGGAATTGGTGCTGATATTGTAAGACAATCATAATAACACAAAGAAGGGAGTGTAAAAGCTCCCTGCTTTTTAACTTTTAAAATAATAAAAATATGGCTTGCACGGCTTTAACTAAAGGACGAGGATTATCCTGCGACAGAATCGCAGGTGGTATTAAAAATGTATATTTTGGAGTTTATGATGAATTTGATAGTGCAGCAGCAACAGGTGAAGTTTACGGAACAGGAATTGTAGAAGTAGCAGGAGAAATTACTGATATTGAAATGGGTGATGCAACAGGTGATTTATACCGATATGCTTTACCTAGGGGAGAAAGTTCTTTAACAGAAACAATAGTAGGTTCAACAGAATCAGGAACTGTTTATACAACACCTTCAATTTCAATAAAATTAAATACTTTAACAAAAGAAGACCAAAATCAGGTGAAGCTTTTATCAACTACCAAATTAATAATTTTTGCAGAATTAAATCAACTAAATTCAGCAGGGCATAATGTAATAGTTGGAATGGGATTAAGAAATGGAATGACCTTAAATTCAGGTACAGATGTTTCAGGAGCAGCGTGGGGTGACCATAACGGTTATAATTGGACTTTTGATGGAATGGAACAAGGCTTTATGGCTACCGTAGCGGACTATACTACCATCCCATTTGATAATGCAGCATTTGATATTAATGCAATCGTAATAGTATAAACTTTAATTAGTAGTTTTCATATATTCTTGATTAGGGTGGGCTTATGTCCACCTTTTTCTTTTCAAAACAAATAAAAACGACCTTTTTCTATTATATAGTATGCTACAGGGAATTTACAAAGCACTTGCTACAGCAGGAGAGTACACTTGGAAAGTATCAACAGAAGATAATCGTATTGATACTTCAGTAACTTCAGCTCATATTCAGTTCTTAGTAAAGTTTACTAATGATATGGATAAAAGAGTAGTTTATGCTTATCCTACAAAATTAGGGATTTATGATAGATATACTACTATGACTTTTCTTCACGATACAACAGAGGATTACTTAACAGCTAAGGTAGATTTTGTTCCTAATGGATATTGGTATTACGAGATATATGAAGTTAGTTGGATTGGTACAATAACTTTAAGTGCTTCTACTGCTCCTGAAAATGAAAATGAAACATTACCTGTTGATAATGCAAATGGAGTAGTACAGGGATTAGTAGAACAAGGAAAACTGTATATGGATGAACCTTATAGAGAGGAACAAGTACAATATAATCAACATCAAGAACCATCAGGAACTAATTATATATGGTACGGACAATAAAATAAAAAATT